CAGGGAAACGTCACTGTGGATGAAACACAGGAAAACAATGCTACTGTGAGCACAGAAAATACACAGGAAAAAACAGCACGTACTTTTACTCAACAAGAAGTGGATGATATCGTTTTGAAACGATTGAATAAAGAACGTGCAAAATTTGCGGATTACGAAGATTTAAAAGCTAAAGTAACAGATATTGATGTCTATAGAGAAAAGGCAGAAAAGACTGATGCGCTGCAGGCACAGTTAGAGGCTATTACAAAAGCAAATGAAGTCAGAGATATTCGCGAAAAAGTGGCATCTGATACTAAGGTGCCGGCAAACTTATTGACTGGATTAACTGAAGAAGCTTGCCTTGAGCAAGCGCAAGCAATTCTTGCATTCGCAAAGACAAATGGTTATCCAAGAGTTAAGGACTCTGGTGAATTGCAGAATATTCCAGTGGGATCCACTAAACAACAGTTTGCAAATTGGTTCAATGAAACAATAAATAAATAAAAGGAGAAAAAATTATGGCAGAAGGAATCAACACAACAACAATCAAATTACCATCTTCAGTTTCATCTGATATTATTCAGAAATTGCAGGAAAGCTCTGCAGTAATGCGTTTAGCACGTAAGATTGACTTACCAGGCAATGGTGTAACTATTCCTGTTATTACTGGTGACCCGGAAGCTGCGTGGGTAGCAGAAACAGATAAGAAGAAAGTTTCAAAGCCAGGATTAGCAACAAAGCTAATGAGTGCATACACGTTAGCCGTTATCGTTCCATTCTCAAATCAATTTAAGCGTAATGCTGAGGCTCTTTATGAAGCATTAGTAGACCGTTTACCTTTAGCGTTAGCTCAGAAGTTCGATAATACAGTTTTTGGTGGTGTTGCTGCGCCTGGTGAAAACTTCGACACATTAGCAACTGCAACAGCACAAGATTTAAAGACAGATGTATATAAAGGCTTAGTTGCTGCGGATGCTGATATTGCCAGTCATGGCGGTATTACAAACGGGTTTGTAATCTCTCCACAGATGAAGAGTGAATTATTACTCGCTGTAGATGCTAATAAGCGTCCATTATTCGTTAATTCTGCAGCTGATGGTGCTGTACCAATGTTATTGAGCGTTCCGACAGTTTCATCTAAGGGCGCGTATGTAGATGGCACTCCAAAGACATTAGGATTTGCTGGCGACTGGACACAATCTGTATATGGAACAGTAGAGGGTGTTCAGATTAGCATCTCTGATCAAGCAACATTGACAGATGGTAGTACAACAATCAATCTATGGCAGCAGAACATGTTTGCTGTGCGCGCAGAAATTGAAATTGGTTTCCGTTGCGACAAGTCCGTATTCAATAAGTTGACAAAGAGTGCGTAATGAAAGCGTTTATTAATAAAATCACTGGAACATTAATGTATGTTGATGATTCTAGAGTAGATGAATACATTGAGGCAGGTTATAAACCTGCCACAGATACAAATGAGGATGAAACTGTTTCTGAGGTAGAAAAGAATACGGATACAGACGAAACAGAGGAAGATTCAAAGAAAACTGATAAGAAGTCAGGAAAGAAAGGAGCGTAAGGATGGCATACGCAGAGATAGTTGATGTAGAAAAAGGCTTTCGCACATTTGAAGAAAATGAAAAAGAGAAGGCAACAGCACTGATTGATGAAGCAGGTGTCATTATCGATGCGTATGCTCCTAATGCTTCAAAAGATGTAAAGAAAGTTGTTACATGTCGAATGGTCAGAAGAGCCATTGGGGATGGTCAAGAAACACAAACATTTCCGATGGGAGCAACTCAAGGTAGTATTGGAGCTTTGGGATATACTCAATCGTGGACATTGAATAATGGCTCTGTCGGTGAACTTTACCTAGCTAAAACAGAAAAGCAGTTACTAGGTATTGGAAATAAACTTGGTTCTCATAGTCCTTTGGAGAGTTTACTATGATGGTAGGAAAAACAATCATTCTCTATGATGATATAGAAAAAGGGAAGGACGAATTTGGTGAACCTATTGTCGAAAACACACCAATTGAAATTAGCAATGTTTTGATTGCTCCGACTTCGACAGAAGATGTTACTAATACGGTCAATCTAACAGGAAGACGTGCTGTATATACGCTTGCAATTCCAAAGACTGATACGCACGACTGGGAAAATAAAAGGGTTCGCTTTTTCGGAAAAGACTGGCGAACAATTGGCATCCCACAAGAAGGAATTCAATCGCTAATTCCACTATGCTGGAATAAGAAGGTAATGGTAGAGCGATATGAGTAAGACTCGCTTTAAGTTAGATAGAAAAGGTGTAGGCGAACTTCTGAAATCAACAGAGATGCAAAAGGTCCTACAAGAGCATGCTAGTCGTGTTCAAGGACAAATGGGTGAAGAATTTGAAACGTATATTGCAGGAACGCGTGCTGTTGTTGGCTCCAAAAGCCAAAAGGGTGATAAACAGGCGATGAAGGAAAATAAACTGCTTAAAGCGTTGGGAGGATCTAGAAGAAAATGATAGAGACAGTAATCTATACATATTTAAGCAAGAAGTTATCTGTTCCTGCATATATGTCAGAACCGAAAACTCCACCTGAAAAATATGTTCTTATTGAGCGAACTGATGGTGATGATAGAGAAGTTCGTGAAGCAACAATTGCAATCAAGTCATATGGTGGAACACTATTAGAAGCTTGCAAGTTGAATGAAGAGTTAAAGGATGCAATGAGAGAGATTGTTGAACTTAATGAAATTGCAAAATGCAAGTTAAATAGTGATTACAACTTTACAGATACAGAAACAAAACGATTCCGCTATCAAGCGGTTTTTAATTTGGTTTATTACCAATAGTTAGGAGAATAATAAATGCCAAAAACAAAAAATGTTTCGGTTGCTAAGCCGAAAATCACTGGTGCAATTTACAGAGCACCACTAAAAACAGCATTACCAGCAGATGCAACTACAGCCTTGAATGTAGCGTTTAAAGAACTTGGATATGTTGGTGAAGATGGAGTTACAAACAATAACTCTGCTGATTCTGACAATATTAAATCATGGGGTGGTGCTGTTGTTGCGACAACACAAAAAGAAAAAAAGGATACATTCAAGTTTAAGTTAATTGAAGCATTAAATACGGATGTACTTGCTACAGTATATGGTCAAGGCAATGTTTCAGGAACGCTAGCTACAGGAATTAAGGTTTCTGCAAATGCAAAAGAACTTGAAAGTGCTGAATATGTTATCGAAATCATCTTACGCAATGGTATTGCAAAGCGTATTGTCATTCCGGAAGGTAAAATCTCAGAGGTTGGAGAAATTACTTATAAAGATGATGAGCTAATTGCATATGAAATTACAGTAACTGCATTACCAGATGATGATGGTAATACTCATTACGAATATATTAAGGAAACTGCTGCTTAAGGAGATTGATTATGGCAAAGACAATTAAGAAAACAATTGCTATTCAAAATGATGAAACTTTTAAAGGTGTAACAAGAACTGGTTTTAACTTTACGATTCCAAAAGAAAACTTTAATGATGCAGAATTATTAGAAGTTCTAATGAAGGTGGATGATGGAGAAGAACACTACATCCTAAAGGCTGCGGGTATGCTTTTGGGTAAGGAACAAAAAGCATCTTTATATGAACATTGTCGTAATAAAAATGGTAAGGTTCCAGCAGACAAAGTGATTGCAGAAATCGAAGACATTTTTAAAACATGTAAAGAAGTAAAAAAATAATTGCCCTTGCCAGGATGATCAAAACAGACCGTGATGCGTGGCTCTGTGATTTAGCAGAAACATATCATATTTTAGATATAACAGGGTTGTCGATTTTAACATTGGCAACCCTTTCTTTTGGTTTAAGGGAGGATTCACGCATCAAGATGTTGCTTTCAGATTCGAATGTACAAGTAGATAAATTAATGATGGCAATGATGATTGATAGATTGTCGTTGCTTTGGTGGGCAAAAACTAAAGATGGTTCAAAAGGTGTCAATCCACCAAGCATGCTAGTAGATAAATTGATGGGGACTAAGAATGATGAAGTTAATAGATTCTCATCTATCGAAGAATTCAAATCTGAATGGAACAGAATAGCAGGAGGAAAAACGAATGAGTAATTTAGGCTCTGCATTTGTGCAGATTGTACCTTCTGCGGAAGGTATTACAGGTTCGATTGCAAATGTGCTAGGTGCTGAAGCAGATAGCGCTGGTAAGGCTACTGGATCAAGACTGGTCGATACAATTAAAGGAGTTATTGTTGCGGCTGGAATTGGAAAAGCCTTGATGGCATCTATCAATGAAGGTGCCGCTCTACAGCAATCTCTAGGTGGAATTGAAACTCTTTATAAAGGTTCTGCCGATAGGATGAAGCAATATGCGAACGATGCTTTCGTAACTACTGGATTAAGCGCAAATGCATATATGGAAAATGTGACTGGCTTTAGTGCCAGTTTGCTATCGTCATTAAAGGGCGATACAGAAGCAGCTGCTGAAGCTGCTAATACAGCAATGATTGATATGGCTGATAACTCAAATAAAATGGGTACATCGATGGAATCTATCCAGATGGCTTATCAAGGATTTGCGAAACAAAACTATACCATGTTGGATAATCTGAAACTTGGATATGGTGGTACAAAGACTGAGATGGAACGTCTGTTAAAAGATGCGCAAAAGATAACGGGTGTTAAGTATGACATCAACAATCTTGCTGATGTATATTCTGCAATTCACGTAATTCAAAGTGAGCTGGACATTACAGGAACAACAGCCAAAGAAGCAAGTACAACATTTACTGGTTCTTTTGCTGCGATGAAGGCTGCAGCACTGAATGTTATTGGTGGTCTATCACTAGGGCAGGATATTACACCAGCTTTAGAAGGACTTGCATCAACAGTTGCTACTTTCTTGTTTGGTAATTTTATACCGATGTTAACTAATGTCCTTACTGGATTACCATCAATGATTGTAACTTTCTTGAAGACGGCAGGACCGATTTTCATTGAGAATGGAGCGCAGTTAGTCACGAATTTAATCGAAGGAATAACGACTGGTTATCCTGAGTTTATTGCTGGCTTTGCAGAACTTTTGGAAAATATCCCTCCAGTTATAGAATCGAACTTTCCAACACTTATTGAAAATGGCGTTGCATTAATTTCTAACTTTGCGAATGGAATTATTCAAAAGATTCCAGATTTATTAAATGATTTTAACTACATTCTGATTGATATCTTTGCAATTATTACTGACTATCTGCCAGTCATGTTGGAAGGTGGTGCAGATATTCTTTTGAACATCTTACAAGGGCTTGTTGATAATCTTCCGCAATTGGTGGAAGGATTTAATACATTAATTGACTCAACTGTAATGTTCTTAAAAGACAACCTGCCTAAGTTCTTAGAAAAGGGTGTAGAAATTATTTTGAAATTGGCAAATGGTATTTTGAAAAATCTTCCTACTATTTTAGGTGCGATCGGCTCTATTATTGGGCATTTAATAAAAGCAATTGTAGAGAATCTTCCACAATTATTAGCACTAGGTTTTGAATTGATAGGGAAACTGGCAAAAGGGCTACTTGATGCACTCCCTAATGTCCTATCTGCGATGGCTTCATTAGTTTCAAGCATATGGGATTCTATAAGTGGTATTGATCTATGGTCTGCTGGTTCTGCAATTATTAATGGTTTCCTAGGTGGTTTGAAGTCTGCCTTTGAAGGTGTGAAGAACTTTGTTGGCGGAATTGCATCATGGATTGCTAACCATAAAGGACCGCTTAGCTATGATAGAAGATTGTTGATACCTGCAGGTACCGCAATCATGCAAGGACTTAACAGTGGATTGAAAACATCGTTTGAAGACGTTAAATCAACAGTTAATGATATGGGTGGAAGTATTTCTGAAATGATGAATAGTTCATTAGGAAATAGTATTCAGTCAGATTTTTTAATGAATGCA